AACGAGGCTCGTTGCCCGACCGCAGGTGCGGCGGCGTAGGTGGTCGCACCGCTGTAGGTGAACCGCCAGGTGTGGCCCCATAGTTGTGCCATTAGGAACGCTCCACCATCAACGTGATCACAAGGTCGGTGGCGCTAGCTGGAAACGCTGACGACGCGCCAGTCGCTTGAACCACACCAAAGATTGACGTGGTCGATGCGCCGGTCACGTACGGCAGATACACGCCGTTTGCTGCGGACGCGATCATGCCGCCAGCCGCACCCGCACGCGTCGAGCCGAACGAAACCACGCCAATAGCGGTTGATGGCGTGAACGAGGTGATCGTCCACGGCGCGTTGTCAGCAGCAGCGACGGTGGGTGATGCCGTGAACAGATACAGCGACAGAGGGATCATTGCCTGCTGGGATGCGGCTACGGCACCAACGATTGCGCCGATGCCTGCATTTCGCAGTGCCACGTTTGCCCAACTGAACACTGCGTTGCCGACCCGGTCGCCTGCAGCGTAGGCGGTCGTGGCTGTGGTCAGACCGGCCAGCGTCGTCGACACTGCGACGATGTCGCGACGGGGTGCCACCGACAGGCCAAGCGTGAGATCGACAGGGGCGATACCGGTAGCAGTGGACTGGTCACCAATGACTATGACTTGCCGATGTTCATCCGCGCCAGCGCCGACGGTACGGGTGTCGACCTTGGTGCCTGACCCGGCTGTGATGGCGATGTCTGAATCGGCCATGACTTAGGCGTTACCGGCCGTGAGCGTGACCGACGTGACCTGCACCGGCTGACCGGACGTGATCGACAGCGGCGACATGTTCAGATCGGAACCGGACAGAGCGATGTTGCCGTCGGCGACGAACGTGGTGCCGTCCGACTTCACGATCCGGAACCATGACGGGGTGCCGCTGTTGTTGGCGCTGGAGTCCTGCGTGATGCTCGACAGGGTGAGCACACCGGCCGATGCCGGCGAAGCGAACGGGGTGCCGCACGTGAGCTCGGCGAGCAGCACTTGCGTCGTCACCGCACCACCGGTGGCCGGTCGGCCGGTGCCGGTGGAGTCGTAAATGCGCAGCAGGGCACCGTTGCCGGCTGCCGTGGTGATCGCATCGAGCATGGCGTTGCGGACGGTCGTGGACAGGGAGACAGCCATCGGTGGTGACCTTTCAGACGGGAGGGGTGAAAGCGGCGGGCGAGATCGAGTTCGGCTGCTGCGACGCGGCAAGCGACATGAGCAGCGACACCAGCGCACCGATGGCGGCGGCAGTCAACGCCGACTGCCACGGAATCGACGCCGGCGTGGCGACACCAGCGGTCAGGGCGGCGGCAAGCGACGAGGCGAACGCACGCACGCACCGTTCGGCGGCATCAAGCCAGAAACGCTTCGTGAACATCATCAGGGCTCCTTCGGGGTGGTGATGTAGTCCTCGAGCGCCGACATGCGACGCTCCAGGCGGTCGATGGCGTCACGCATGGATGAGCCACCGTTGGGCTTCAACTCCTTGAGGGTTTCCTGCACCTGGTGACCGAAGCGCACCACCGGGCGGACCACCATGCGCCAGATCACACCCAGGGCGATCAGCACCGCAGCAAGAGTCTGCAGCTTCCCCACGTGCTCGGACCAGGCGACGGCGAACTGGTTCACGGCTTGGCACCGGCGAAGAACGCTTCGACCTCAAGGACACGCTTCGGGGTGGTGTCGCCAGCGACGTAGCGGATGTGCCACGGCTCAAAGCCGGCAGGGGCGACCTCTCCAGGTTCCCAGTTGCCCGGAACCTTGGCACCTTCCCACGACCAGCCGAAGCTGACAGCGTTGCGGGACAGCCAGCGCCACACCGTCAGGTTCGACGTGATGCCGAGCACCTTGCCGGGGGCGTGGATGGCGGTGTCGACGGCCAGGGCCCAACCGTGGTTGCTGGTGCCCGGTGTCGCACAAGGGGCGAAGCCACGCTTCAGCCAGTACCGCTTGTTGTTCCAGAACCGGGTGGTGGTGGTGCAGGTGATCGGGTTGTACACCGGCGACATGCGCTGGTTGAACAGTTGCACCTGGGCGTCGTAGCTGCGATAGGTGCCGGTCGTCGATAGCTTCATGCCGGTCTCGGCGAAGCACACGACCGCCATCGCGTTCCATGCTCGTGCGGCCTGCGGGTGCAGCGAAAGGTGCCCCACGCCAGGGAAGTAGACCGGCGTCAACAGTGTGAACGGCAACTTGCCGTTTTGGACGTTGCGCAGGTCGGCGGGCATCACGACGGGGATGTACTCGATGGCCATTGGTGGCTCCTAAGAGACTCGGAACGTGCCGGTGATACGGATGGCTGCGACAGAGTTGGTGGCGGCAAAACTGGCACCATTGATGTCGGCGTAGAAGAACAACGTGCCGCTCGACACACGACCGGCATAATGGGCGGTACCGTTGTTGACCACTACCGGCTGAATCGCCGAAGCGGTGATGCCAGTCGGAAGCGTCAGCGATACGGCGCCAGCGGCCGTCACCGTGCCGGCGCTGAAAGCGATCTGGATCTCGCACTTCTTCCCACGCAGCCGGTACGACGCCGTCAGCGCCCCACTGCTCACGTTGGTCGTCGTCGGCGTGTACGAGATGTAGTCGGGGTCGGTGATGCGGGCGAGGATGTCGGCGTTCTTCCCGAGGAACGCCGGCCCCAGCAGCGTCGGATCTTGCTCCGGGTCGTTGCGGCCCGAACCGACCACCCACGAAGTCGGCTCTCCGTCCTCGTACGACACGTAGTCGGTGATGTCGGTGTACGTCGGGGTCGCACCGCTACGACGGACATAGACACCCATGCCACGCTGGATCGGCCACGTGTATTCCTTGCACCGCAGCTTCACCGGCGACGTGAGCTCGCCACGCCACCGCAACTGTCGGCCCGAGTCATACAACCCGGCTTCCTGGTCGTACACGTACACGTAGTCGCCGGGCTTCACGATGATCGGCACGGCGTACGTGTCCGACGACAACGTCAGGTGTTGACGCTTTTCCGGGTACTGGGCGAGCACGTTCGTCGCCAAGTTGGAGATGCTGGTCGACGGCGTGTCGGGAGCGTCCACGAGCCGCTTGAAGACCACGTTGTTGTTGTACAGATCCTTCTTCGTGACGGCCGCCGAAGCGGTGCCAACCGTGAACTCGGCACCGTCGCCTTTCTGACCGATCACGATCGCCTTCGTCGTGTAGCCGTCGGCGTCCTGTGCGACATTGATCTCCGTAGCGCTCACACCCTGATAGGCACGTGCGCCGTCACGGCCGCCACTGTTGCGGGTAATCACCGTCGTCGGGGTGGTGACGAACAGCGTCGAGGCGGTCGCTGCGTCCAGCGTGCCCGTCGGGTTGATCCGCCATTCGGCACCCATACACCGGCAGGCGAAATGAATCGCCTCACGTGGCGTGATGTACCGGAACACGTAGTACAGGTTCGTGGTGCTAGCTGTTGTGATCGTGCCCGACGCAATCGACGACGGCAACAGTCCAGCGATCACCGTCGACAAGTTGTCGTTCGTGAACGTCACCGGTGTCTCGTAGATCGACCCGCGACCGTCCTCGGTGCCCAACCAGTAGGCGAGCCCTTGCCCGGTGAACGACTTCTTCGTCGGCTTGCCGGTGATCACGCCCGTGTAGATCGCAGCGTTCAAAATCGCCGAGTTCGTGAACAACGACGGGTCCGACAGACGGGTCGGTGTGATCACGATGTGGTCGAACTGGTCGACAGCGGCCCAGATCCGGTACGGGGCGTTCCCCATCAGACGAACGTCGAACCGGCCGGCACGCATCAACTGTTCGGTGATCACCTCGTCACCACCTTCACTCGCTCCGACCGTGCGGCCAAGAACAGGTCACGAGTGTTCGACGCCGTGTGGCCGAGGCCGAAGATGTCGGCATTCGGCGAAATCGCAAACACTGCCGCTGCTGCAGCAGTGGTGAGCCGCAGACCACCGTTGACAGTGTCGGCCGTGACCGTCGACCCGCAACTGATCTGCTGGTAACGGCTCGAGCTCGCAGCGGTGGAACGGATCGCACCGGTCGACGACGTCGACGCTGTCGTCAACGACAGCTGGATGCCCCACGTCTGCGACGTGGCACCGGTCGGCTGCATGATCGAACACTCAACGTGAAAGTCGCCCTTGCGCAAGGCGATGTCGACGACCGCACCGGCTTCGGCCTGTTGACGTAAACGCACCACGACCATCTCAGGCGAGTTCTTCACGATCTTCAACGACGACGGGTCGCCACTGGTGCCGGTGGCGTTCACGAACGTCGACGCTCCGGTGATGATCCCGTACTCTTTGCCGACCCACAGACCGTCAGCAGACGACCACGCCTCCACCGTGAAACGGCCGTTGCCGGAGACGCTCGTCGGATACAGGCGGATCGCACCGTTTGAGATACGCCAATTGACGCCGGTGCCGAGCGGCACCTGCTGACCGACGACCGGATACCAGGTGCTGCCGTACTGCACTTCGACACGGGCCGTGTTCAAGTAATAGTCGGCGGGCCGGGTCGACACGTAGTAGCTCGTCGGGCCCGAAGGGGCGAACGCTGCGTGCCACTTGTGGGCACCCTCAGCCAACGTCAACGACCAGATACCTGTGTACGCCACGTCGGCCTCAGTACCGGACCCCGCATACCAGGACAGGTCGAAGCCGGCCGGTGCGGTGACACCGTGCGAGTTGCTGTAGACGACCTGTTGCACGATGGATTCGAACTGGGGACGCGAGTACCCGCCACCGACGCGCTCCATCGTTATCGCAAACCGGGATACACCTGACGTGATGTACGCCGACTCGGGATCAACCTGCACGCTGCGGATTTTGTAGAACCCGTCGTATGTTGAGTCCAGCGACCAGGTGAACGGAAACGTGTCCTCGTCTTGGTTCTCGACCAGGCCTAAGAGTTGTTGGTTCAGTGCCGTCGACTGCGTCAGGCTCGTCGCACCGTTGTCGGACCGGAAGTTGACCACGTTGCCCTGTTGGGAGAACGAGCCGGGATACGGGTCACGAGCGATGCTGCAACGACCGATGGTCATGCTCATGTGCGTCCCACCTTCAACTGGTCGGCTCGGATGGCGATCTCTTGCACGGTGCGGTCGTTCAACTGCAGTTGAATGACCATCGGCCGGTCCGCGCCCAGAGACCTGCCCCTATTCGGACCGCCGTCACCATCTGGCCCTCGACCACCACCACCGCTTGGTGTGCCTGCGGGCGTGCTGGGAGGCTTCTGTGCTGGCGGTGATTCATATGGCATGTCATGTGGGACACCGCCCCCACGACCTCCAATAACTACAACGGGAACGTTGATCGGCTTCCGCAACCCGTCAAGGGCCGTGTAGACCTCATCAAGCTTGCCTTGATCAAGCATGGTGATCAGTTCGATCTTCTTGGACGTGGGCAGCTCGTCCATCTTGTCGATCAACTCGGCGGTGGCTCGCATGAAGTCACGCGTCTCCTGGGCGGTGTCTCCGATGCCGTCGTTGAGATCCCAGAACATTTGCGAAAGGTTGGCGAAAGCGTCTGCGTTGTCCAGTTTGCCGATCAGCGCCGAGTACGCATCATCAAGCTTCTTTGTTACCTGTCGAAGCGACTCTTGCCGATCGGCAAGAGTCTTGGCCTTGGTGGCCGCGATCGTTTCGGCTTCGCTCAGGATGTCAATGTTGTCGCTGTGGTTTGAGACGATTCGCGAACCTTCTTTGGTGACCTCGTTGAGGTCGACCACCGCATCCTTGACCGTTTCGGTCGCACCACTGAACGCCTCGAGCGGGCTGCGGCCTTCACGTATGTTCGTCAAAAACCATTTGGCATTTTCGGCCATGTTGCCGAAGAACGAGTTGCCGCTGCTGTCCTCGGTTGATTTCTTGAGCTCATTCGCGTTTGTGGCAAGCCAACCGACGGCGTCGCCTGCTGGCTTCACGACATCAACCACGCTGACGAGTGCTGGGAGTAGGGCACCACCGATGCTGATCGTCAGATCCTGAACAACGTCGTTCAGGTTGTCCATTGCCGCTCGGTAATCCTCAGCCTTTTTGCGTTCCTCGGGAGTGAACGTCTTTGCGTCCGACACGTCAGCCAACGATGCGGTCAGGGACTTAGATCCACGTTGGATCAGTTCAGCCATGTCCTGCCAACCCCTGCCAAGCAGCTTGGTGGCCTGCTTGGCGCGCTCGGCGGGATCGGGGATGTCGTGCAGGTGCTGAATGACGTTCAGGAACGTGCCATTGACATCGGTTGTGCCGTCGGCGGTCTTCTTGATTTCAATCCCAAGATCACGAAACAGCGTGGGGTCGATTGCGCGATTCATTTTGTTGACTGCGCTGGCTACGGATTCGGTCGACACACCGAGGTCGCCGGATACTTCCATCCAGCGCGAGGCATCTTCGATCGCAAGGCCCGATGCGTCCGAAAACTTGCCTGCAGCAAGACCGAGTTGCGCGAATTCATCAACAGCCTTGAAGGCAGCGGTCCCGGCTGCTGCAATGCCACCAGCAAGTACGGCGGGATTCTTTGCAGCCGCCGAGAACACCCCACTAAGCGAACCGACACCGGCCTTCAGTTTGCCGGTGAAGCCCTCAGCTTCCTGCACCGACGTTCTGAAGTCCTTGAGACCCTTCGTGGCCTTGTCGGCGGTCACGTCGATGATGACGGCAATGCGCTCAGTGAAGCTAGCCACCGTTACCCCTTCCCGAGGATCTTCGACAGGTCTTTGTGGAGCTGCTTGGCGATGCGGGCCGGCACCCGGTCCTGCATCAGTCCGACAGCGTCAGACCAGGTGCCCTTGCCTTGGGTGCGACCATTCCACCGTTTTGCCTTGAACGTGCGGACCTTGCGGAGCTTGCCGTTCTTGTTGCGTGCGGTTTCGCCAGCCAAGACATTTTTGCCGTCGCGTTGAGCGACACCGGGGCCGTGGAAGCCGCCAGCACCACCCTGGTTTCGGCCCTGCTCCAATACACGCATCGGGCCGCGACCTCGAGGAACCGGGTTGACCTCAAACTCGGTGTCGCTCTTGATGTCGAAGCGGCCCTTGATGTCAAAGGGCTTACCCCTGCGCCACCCTGACATGGACGTGTCGCCCAGGTCGCCCCTGACGGCTTCGTCGACATCCTTCTTCGTCTCTACAGCGACGCGAGTGAGCCGCTTGCGTGCAGCCTCGCCGTTGAGCTCGTCGCCGACGCGTTCGATCTTCTTCGCAAACGCCCCGAGACTCTGTGCCATCAGGCGGTCAGACGTGCGACCTGGCCGGTGGTCGGGATCTGGATTTGCACCTGAGCGAGCACGCCAACGCCACCCGACAGCGGCGTGTACGCGATCGGCACCAACTGCGCGACGTACGACGGGTTCGTAGCGCTGCGGGCCGACGACGTGGGCTTGATGTCCACGTAGTAGGTGCCAATGCCGCCGAACGGGATCACTGAGCCGCCGATGCCGAACAGGGCGTCGACCTTGCTGGCAGCGAAGTCCTGGTTGAACGTCAGCGACAACGTGCCCATCTTGATGCCGGCGATCTTCTGCCGCCATCCGCCCGAACCGAAGTTCGTGAAGTCGAGCTCGTCGGCCGACAGGCCCAACTCAACCGACGACACCATCGTCGAGATGTCGGTCGACGACGTGATCGTGCCCGACACCGTCTGGGTGCCGGGGTCGCCGGGGGCGGTGCCGGTCCAGCCGGCACCGATAAGGATGGTTGCGCCGGTGAGAGCGAAGGTTGCCATGTGGTTCTCCTAAGGGTGAAGGGGTATGGAGATCAGAGGACGCCAGCGGCGACCGCGAAAGTCACCGACGAGAAACCGGTGATCGTGTAGACGACACGGATGTGCGTTTCGCCTGCGAGCGCACCAGCGAGCGATGCGGTGCCTGCACCGACACCGGTGAAGGTCGACGACGTGAGACGGGTTGTCGGAGTCGTCATACCGGAGTTGTCGTCGGTCTGAACGGTGAACACGATCGAGCCGGTGCCGGTCACCGACTGCACATGGAACGAGGCGTAGAGCGCCTGCGTTGCGGTCGGGGTCGTGAACGTGGTGGTGGTGCCGTTGCCGGTCGCGGTGCGGGCGGCGACCGGGTGCAGCATCTGGCCGCGCACCAGCTGCGCCGAACCGGACCAGCCGAAGTCGAACTTGGCGAGCTCGCCGACGGCACCGGTCAGCGGCGTGTACTGGGTGAGTACACCGGACCCGAAGAACGCCGGGTCGGCAACCGCAGCGCCACCGGTCGGGGCGACAGTGATCGTCGACGAACCACCGAGACCGGACACGGGGAACGCCGGATCGACGCCAGTGGCGGCGTAGTCCTGGAAGCCCTTCACGTCGGCCATGTAGTTGGCGAGACCGGCACGTTTCTGCCGCCAGCCACCCGATGCGAACGTGGTGAATTCCAGTTCGTCAGCGGTGGCGGTCAACGACAGTTCGTTGGCGAATCCGTTCACGGCGAGAGCGTCGATGTAGATGCCGACGTTGGTTTGGCTGTAGACGGCCATCAGTTCCTCCTGGCAAGCACCTGCACACGGAACGTGGCGGTGAACTCGATCGGGCCTTCGGTGAGTTGTAGGCCGGGGGCGACCTGCACGTTTTCGACCATGACGTTTTCGACAGCACCGTCAAGGTTCGGCGTGAGAGCGCCGACGCTGACAAGCTCAAGCGCGTCGATCACCGATGACGCTTCGCCGGTGCCGGCGTCGATATACTTTGACAGTGCCACCTGCGCCGACACCGGGTCGGCGGCAACGGTGCGCACCTCGACGTCGAACAACAGGACACTGAGCCCACGCCCGAACGACGAGTGGTATTCGACGGCAGGCGATGCGGGCATGACGATCGCTCGCGGGTACACGGTCGACGCTACGTCGAACGGGTAGGCGGTCAGGCCGCACAACTGTTGGATGCGAGTAGCGATCGCTTCCCTGATCGTCTTCGTGTTCACGCCACACCGAATGCTTCGACACGCTTCAACGGCTTCAGCAGGTCAATGGCGATCGGGTTCATGCGCACCCGAATTGATCCGTACTCACCGAAGCCGGCCACGCCACTGTTGTTGTTGCGCTGCTGCAGGATGTCTTTGGCGATGATCTTTGTACTGTCCTTCACGGCGCTGGGTGTGGAACTCCATCCCCATGTGGCGGTGACGACGACGGTCGACTTGCCATAGTTGTGATACCAGGTTGACCCGTAGCGGCGAAGCTGGTTGATCGGGCGAGCCTGACCGGACCACGACAACTGGTTCAACGGTTCGGCCTGATAGGTGCCTGCCGTCAACGTGGTGCCGTTCTCCACAACCGACACGATCGACGTGCAGTCATGGATGCGGAGAATGTCGGACCACTGTGCGTCGGGCGAGTACGACCGGGCCGAACTGGCTGATGCGACAACAAACGACCGAGCGCAGAACTCTTCGATCATTTCTTCGGCCGAGTTCAACGCAGCCTGGATGACGGTGTCGTCGGATGCTGCGACCTGGTCGCGGATGTATTCCGAGAACTCGTCAATCAGCACATAGCTCGACACGGGTCACCGCCTCTCAGGCTTCGTTCTTGCGGGGGCGGCCGTGGCCACGCTTGGCGGCGTCAGCCTGTGCGGCGTTCTCGGCCGGTGCACTGTCGGCACGTTCGGTCGGCTTCGCGACCTTGTGGCCGAGCAGCGCAAGCTGGGCGTCGACTGCGGCAACACGGTTGGCGAGGCCACGGGCGACGTAGCCGCGTCGTTCCTCGAGCAGGGCGTCGATGTCGGACATGGGGACTCCTTGAATCGGTCAGTTGGCGTCGGTGCCCCACCACCCAAAGGTGGTGGGGACGGGGCCGACTGATCAGGATCAGAACGTGGGGGTCACCAGGCCGGTGCCGCTGATCTTGCCCATCGCGCTCGGGTAA